CCCGCTCGAGGGACTGCCGGGACACGTCCTGCTGACCGCCGATGGTCGCCACGGGCACCGTGAGGTTGCTCCATGCCTCGTCGGTGTTGGTCAGTGCGCTGTTCTCCGTCGCCTGCGACCCCACGGCCGCCGCCGTGGTGCCGCGCGGGATGATCAAGCTCATGCCCTGCTCGGGCAGCGGCAGCCGAGCGACGGCGTTCGCGAACGGTCGGCCGCCGCGCATCACCCGGGCGGCGAGCCCGATCAGGTACTGCGGGATGACGAGCCCGCCGAACGCCGACGTGCCCACCGCGCGGGTCTCCTGACCGCGGGCGGCGAGCTCCTGCGCCTCGACGCGCACCTCGGCCGCGTGCCGCTGCAACCGCTCGAATGCGGCCGTGTCGCCCATCTGCGTGGACCGGAATGCGTCGACGAAGAACGAGCGCTCACCGCGGCGGTCCAGGTCGGGCCGGTAGGTGCGCTCCTCGCGGCCCACCTGCGCGCCACCCTGCCGCTGGTTGCCGCCGCCCTGCCCGAGCTCGGCGCGCATCGCCGCGGCGTTCGCGTCGCGGGTCTGCTGGTCGAGCGCCTCCCGGAGTGCGGCCTGCTGCTGGTCGAGGTCGGCGTCGACGGCGACGAGCGCGGCCCGCGCCGAGCGGAGCGCGTTCGCCTCCTCCTCGGTGGGGGTCGCGTCGGCGCCGCGCGCGGTGACGGCGGCGAGCGCGGTCTGCACCGCCTGCTCGTGCTGCGCGCGCTGGTCCAGCAGCTCCCGCATGCGGGCGCGGATCTGTTCGATAGTCACGGGGGTGACCTCCTGGTCGTGATGGGGAAGGGGGGTCGCCGTCCGTCAGGTGAGCGGCCAGGCCAGGCCCGGGTGGGCGCGGCGCGGCTCTCGGCGCAACGTGGCAGGACCGGGCCCGGAGGGAGCGGACCCGGGGTCGGTGGGTTGTTCGATTTCGAACAGCACGGGTCAGCCGTCCCGCCGCGCGGTCAGCGGGTGCGGCGCGGCGAGCGCGGCGTACGCGGCGAGTTCCTCGCGGCTGATCGACGGCGCGGACCGCTGTCCGGGGTCGGTGGCGCGGCGGGCGGCGCCGGCGAACCGCTGCTCGAGGCGACCCATCAGCGCCCGCGCGGCGTCGTCGTCGAGGTCGTCGACGTCGCCGAGGCCGAGGCTGATCGCGTGGTCGCCGGTCGCGGGGTTCGCCCCGTAGTTGACGGTCGACACGTCGCCGCGGTTGAGGTCCAGCTGCTCGATCCGGTACGCGGTGTAGGAGGGGTCCCACGAGCCGGCGGTGATGCGGAACGCGAACGACGACTCGTCGAGGTCGCCGCGGCGGATGCCGGACAGGATGTTCCGCACATCCGAGTTGGCGGGGTCCAGCCGCGGTTCGTACCACAGCCCGGTGTCGTCCCGGCCGATCGTCAGCGTCCCCGACGTGGTGCGCGCCAGCGTCATCCCACCGTGGTTCAGCAGGTACGCGACGTCCGGCTGTGCGGCGAGCGTCGCGTCGAACGCAGACGCGGCGATCGTCTCTGTGTACGGGCCGTACATGTCCCACATGTCGTACGGGTGTTCGGTGACCGACGCGTAGGCGCGGAACCCGACGGTGCCGTCGCCGGGGTCCGGCTCGTCGCGCACCTCGACCCCGAACATCGTTGCGCGGGCGACGGCGCGAGACCCGGCCTGTTCGCTGCTGCGGCGCTGCCGCGGCCGGTCGGCGGGCGCTGCGTACCCGCCGGCCTGCGCCCGCCGCAGCGCCGCGTGCCGGCGGTTCACGCCTGCCCCGTCGGGATCGGCGCGGTCGGCTCGGCCAGCGTCGGCACCTCGTCGCCGACCTCGACGTCGTCGTCGGCCTCGTCGGCGCGGCGGCGCCCACCCGGCAGCGGTTCGGACGACTCCACCCCGATGCCGTCCCCGATCGGGGTCCCCGAGTCGTCCGGGGTGTCCACCTGCAGCCGTACGTCGGACAGCGCACCGCCGCTGTTGACCAGATCCCACACGGCCGAGTCGAACAGCGTCACGACCGCGTCGGGGGCGGTCAGCGACCGCTCGGTCGACAGCACGTCATCGCGCACACGCGCGACCAGTCGGTAGGTACTCACGTCGTCGGCACTCCTGTCGGGGTCGGGGTCTGGTTCGTGGTCACGTCGTCGGGGGTCGCCGCGCCCAACAGCCCGGCGTCGTGCAGCGCCTCGAGCTGCGCGTCGGTCAGCGGCTCGCGGTCCTCCAGCGCCCGAACCTCCTCGAGCGCCAGGAACCCGTTACGCAGCCCCCGCTCGTAGGACTGGTAGCGGGTGGTCAGGTCGGCGCGGAGCAGCGACGCGGTGTTGAGCTTCACGTACTGCCCGCGGACCGTCAGCCGGGACAGGGCCCGCTCGCGGCGCGCGATCGCGGGTCCGAGCCGGAACGCCAACAGGTCCTGCACCCGCTGCTCGCGGTTCGCGTACGTGATCGACGAGCCCGACGTGTTCGCCTCGATCATCTCGCCCGGGACGTCGAACAGCCGCGCTGCGTCGACGTCGCCGCGGGCCAGGACCTCGAGGTAGGCGGCGTCGGTGGGGCTGATCGACAGCGGTTTGTACGTCCAGTTGCCGCCGAGCACCAGCGGCTCCCGGCCCTGCTGCGCGGCCAGCACACGCGCCTTCGCGATCCGCGCTTGCGTCTCGTCGATCGGCGCCTCACTCGACAGCAGCCCCGACGCGGTCATCGCCTCGTCGTAGAACGCGCCGCCGTAGTCCTCGGCGCGCAGGGTGATGCCGAGCGCGTGCGCGGCGGCGGTGATCGGCGACATGCCCACCACCGATCCGGGCTGCTCGTTGCACCGCTCGTGCCACACCTCGAACGGGTCGACGGGCTTTCCGGCGAAGCGGTACTCGATGGTGCCGTCGCGGCGTTCGGTGACGGTGACGTCGTCGGGGTGCACGAGCTCGATCTGCGTCGGTAGCCACGTGCGACCCTCGTCGCGGGCGACGATCCGCCCGTAGGCGTTGCCCCGCAGGTCGAGCGACAGCTGCGACGCCGCCAGCCACGACGTCATGTCGAACGCCGCGGACGGCATGCCGAGCACCGACGGCACCGCGTTACCGGTGATCCGCTGCGGCAGCCCGTCGCGGTCCCGGTACACCTGCACGGGCAGCGACGCGATCACGTTCGCCCGCAGCCGCACCGCCGACCACACGGCGGGAATGGACAGCGCCCCGGACCAGCCGACGGCGCGGCCGGCGCGGCCGCCGACGCCGCGGCGGCCGCCGGTGGCCTCGTCGAGCAGCTGCGGCAGGTTCGTCGCGCGCTGCGCGGTCGTCCCGCCGGCGCCGCGGAAGAACACTGCCACGGCTACGCCGCCGGGGTGCGCGCGTCGACGAGCAGCAGCAGCCCCGCGGCGACGAGCAGCGCCCAGCCGAGTCCCCACAGCAGCAGCGACCCGGCGAACGCGCACCCCGCGGCGGCCAGCCCCGGCAGCATCCGTGCCGGGCCGACGACGCGGGCGCGGAGCCCGCGCCACACCAGCCGCGCCCGGTACCGCCGCGTCAGCGTCCGGTCGAGCGGCGACCCGTCCGCGACCGGTCGCAGGCCTGGTGCCGTCATGCGTCCCCCCTCACCACACCTGCGCCAGCGGGTCGACCGTCGACGACGCGTCGCCCACCGCCAACGCCGCCGCCCGCAGCGGGCTGATCTCCGCCGACCCCGCCGGCTCGAGCCTGCGGTGCGCCCCCGACTGCCGCCACGCGGCGCCCCGCACCGACGTGAGCAGCTCCGGCTCGTTCCCGTGCCGCAGCGTGCCGGCGTCCAGCCGGTCGGACAGCGTCGCCTCGGCCTGCGCCTGCTCGTGCTCCGGCGGCTCGTGCACCCACGTGGCCGTGTCCGGGAATAGGTTCCGCGCCCGGGAGTCGACGACGACGCGCCCGCCCCACGAGCGGCGCAGCTGGTCGACCCGATCCACAACCCATGTCGTGTGCGGACGGTAGTCGACGCACATCACGTGCACCACGCCGCCCGGGCGCGGCCACGCCGCCGCGACCGCCGACCACGACCGGTCCGGCGCTACCGCGACCCCGAACGACACGGGTCGCCCGCGGTCCGCCCGCGGGTCGGCCAGCCGCGCGAACGCCTCCAGGTCCAGCGCCCCGCCGTCCTCGTTCGGAGGGTCCTCCCACCAGCTGAGGAACTCCCGCGCGAACTCCTGCGGCGACAGCTCGGTGCGCTGCGTCGCGACGTCCTTCTCCCGCACCCGACCCGACCACAGCCCCGAGTTCGCGTGCCACCACAGCTCCCGGTCGTTCAGCGCGCACGTCGGGTCGTCGAGTTCGTGCCGGCAGCGATCCCCCGCCCCGCACGGCCGGACCGGGGCGCCCAACTCGAGGTAACCGAGCGACGGGTCGTCCCCGGCGCGGCCACGCTTCCGCAGCCGCCGCAGCTCGGCCGACCCGACCATCCCCGCCGACGACGCGTACCGCACCTGCGCGTCGGGCTGGGTGACCATCGTCGGCGCCAGCGCCCCCAGGTCCCCCGGCCGCCCGTACAGCCATTCGTCCAGCACCAGCCGCCGCACCCCCGGGAATCCCCGCCCGCCCTTCCCGGACCGCGCGTGGAACTCGATCGACCGCTCGCCGTCGACGATGATCGCCTGCTCGCCGTTGGCCTCCCGGAAGTCGCACCGCGACGCGTAATCCGGATGCCGCTCCAGCCGGCGGCGCATGTCCAGCCACGTCTTCCGCGCCGTCGCGTACAGGTGCGCGGTCCACACCACGAGCTCGACGTCGGCGACGAACACGTCGAACAGCGCGCACACCTCGAGTCCGACCGTCTTACCGACCGTCTGCCGGGGTCCCACGATGCACGTCGACGGGCACGCCGGCAGTCCCTGCTCGTCCACGGCGAGGTTCGCGTCGACGTGCCAGCGCTGTACCTCGTCCAGCTGCCACCCCAGGTCGGCGGCCAGCTTCACGGCGAGGTCGCCGTCGGTCTCCACCCACGGCGGCGCGGTGCGGTGCAGCGGCGCGTACCGCTGCCCGACCGCCGTCACCGCCGCCGCCACACGATCCGGTAGGCGACGACGAGCGCCGTCACCGCCGCCGCCGCGACCTCGATCACGACCACGGCCGCGGCAGCGGATGCGCCCGGCGGTGCGCCTCGACCACCGCCCGCAGATCCACGATCACGCACCAGCCCAGCGACTCGCGCAGCTCCGCACGGGCAGGGTTGCCCCACGTCACCCGC